AGTGGTAGTCACATTTGTTGTAGTCGCCATAATTTATTTAATTAAAAAGTTTTGCCATAACTATATCTTGTGTAGTCATTTGGCGGTTAGTTGATATTTTATTTAATTTAACTTCATTTTTAACTTCAGGAGAATGTGTCAATGGTTCAACAACAACTTCTGAACTTAATTCTTGTTTTACTGATTTTAATTCAGCAATTTCAGTTCTTAGTTTTTCAATTTCAGCAAAGAACATTTCTTTTGAAACTGATTCAACAATTCTTTTAGGAGTTGCAACTGTTTCAGCTTGTGCTTCAACTTCTACTTCAACTTCTGTTTCAGGTGCTTCTTCTTCAACAACTGCAGCTTCTTTAATTTCAGCAATAATACCTTCAACGGCTACTACTAAAATCATTCCATCTTCAAGTTCGTATTCACCTACTGGCATTGCAATACGTTCTTCACCGTTTACAATAAAGACAGCTTGTTCAGCTTCAAAAGCTTCTGCTTCGATTACTGTAACACCATCTTTAAGTTTCATTTGAGCAAGTTTTACTTCCATACCCAAAAGAGTTTTGATTTCATTAATTACATTCATATTTACTTATTTAATTATTAAACTGACAACAATCTATTTATTATAGTGTCTATTGCATTTATATTTCCATTAACTTCCGCTTTTGCTTTTTGAACTTTTGCTAACTCACTATCTAAACCTAAATCTTTTATTAATTTTTCTGCTTTATCAAGTTCTTTAATTAATTCTCTATTTTTTTTTAAAGAAATATCAGCTAATTTTGCAGCTTGTGATTTTAAATCTAATGCTTTAATAACTTCTTTATTTGCTTCAGCTAACGCACCTTTTAAATCATCATATACAGTAGCTAATTCTACTTTTTGAGAAGCTAATTCTGTTTTTCCAAACAAAGCATTGTTTACTAATTTTTCAGTTGTCATATTATATTTTTTTTATTAATTACTTTTATTTATATTTGTTATAAATTACGAACTTACGTTGGTTATAGTTCTTGTGTTATCAGTGTTAGTTGTTACAACAACTTGTTGATTTGTTAAACTTCCAATTCCTTGTTCTGATAACTCACCATTACAACATTTTGAACTGTATGTACCATCTTTACATACACAACCTCTTTTACCACCTTTTGGTGAACTTGTTTTTTGTCCCATAATTTTATTTATTAATTTCAGCATTATTTATAATTGATTTTATTTTATCTAATAATTCTTGTTCTTTTGCAATTTCTAAACTCATTTCTAATTTGTCCGAGAAATATCCTTCGATGCTGAAGCCTTTAACTTTTCCTGTTTTAACAAAGTCATTCCATATAGCTTCATTGTTTACTTTCATAGATACCATCCAAGTGCCTACAGGTGCATTTAAGCCATACTTTTTAGATTTATCCATATCTACATCTTCAACTATCCAAGATTCAACTACAGTCAAATCTTTTAGCTTTTTATCGTGTTCTAATGTAGCGTTGTTTTGATTGCTATTCATTAAGAATAATTCACTTGCTTTGCGTACTGTATCTTCTGAAAAGAAAATATAATATTCATCATTTCCATTTCTACGATAAATGTTTTTATTCGGTATTAATGCAGCACCCATTAAAATCTTTTTTTCATCATCTACTTTAGCGAGTTCTAAATGTTCGCTTAATGCAATAAAGTTAGATTCTATTGCAGGAAATTCTACAATTGATACCGCATCTATTCCACTTAACTTTTCAGTTTCGTCTATTATTAATTCTACTATTCTCATATTATTATAATTAATTTAATTTTAAATTGTTTTATCCTATTGATGCTGATTGTATAATATTTCTATCCAAACTTTGGGCAGTACTAACATCAGATGATACTACATATGTTCTAATAGGTTGTTGTTCTTTTGAACTTATTGTTTGTGCTAATTGATTTGAAGAACTTGAACCTACTACATTAAATGCAGGAGGAGCCATTGCACCACCACCACCTATTGAACTTGGAGCACTACCTGAAGTACTTGCACCACCACCTGAACCACCACTTGATAATAATTGTCTTGCTCTTGATATGTTACCAATAACAGAAGCAGCAGTTGATGCATAAGAAACAACCCTTGCAATAGTACCAATTCCAGGAACTAAAGGAAAAGCTAATTGTGCAGCTACACCTTCAGCATTTGCTAATGTTGATGCTTTAGATATTGCTACTGCAGAATCAATTCCAATTTGTGTTAAAGCTATTGCTTTTGATATTGCTTGTCCTGCTTTAGATTTATTTAAACCTGAAGTTTCTAAATTTGAAATTATATTATTTAAATTTTGCTTTGAAGCAGCTATTGCAGAATCTTTATTTTTTTGAAATTCTAAATCCTTATCATCTGCTGCTTTTTTATCTGCTGCTATTTTATCAGCTATTACTTTATCATCTGCTGCTTTCTTTTCAGCATCTGTTTTGGCTATTAAAGCTAAATTTTCTTTATGCTTTTGGTCTAATAAAATTGTATCTAAATTATTAGCTAATAATACAGCTTTCTTTTCTTCGTATTCTCTTATTTCTTTTTGTGCAGGTGTTTCTTGTGATTTTTTTAATTCATCTAAAATAGCCATAGCATCTTTAGCAGATTGCATTTCTTTATCTAATTTTTCTTTTGCTATTCTTGCTAATTCATCTTTTTCTTCTTTTGCTTTTTGAATTGCTTTTTCTTTTGCTTTTTCTTCATTAGCTTGTTTTTTTTCTAATGCTGCTTTTCTATTTGCTTCACGTTTTTCTGCTTCATCTTTTTCTGTTTGTGTTAATTCTTTTGAACCTGATTCAAAACGTTTCATACTTTCACCATAAGAATTTACAGTCTTTTTAAAACTTCCACCTATTTGGTCTATACCTGAACTAATTGCATCAGCATCTAAAGTAAAAATACCTTTTAATATTTTTAATGCACCACCACCTGATTCTTTTAAAAATGTAAAGTAAGCCATCATAGCAGAATAAACCATACCTATACCTTTTGTAACGTATGGTAATGCTTCTGTTGCTAAATCTACAAACGTATTAAATAAAGGTTCTACTGCACGAAATACACCTTGAAACGCTTTCTTTAAACCATCAATTAATGGTTGTATTTTCTTCATTGCACCTTCGTTTTCAGAAAATGCAGCAACTAAACCACCAATTAAAGATACAAATAAACCTATTCCTGTAGCTTTTAATGCACCACCAAAACTTTGTGTAGCTACTTTTGCTTTGTTTAAAGCACCACCAACCATTCCTAATGGTCCACCTGCTTGTTCTAAGCTATCAACCCAATCAGAAGAAGCATTTTTAGAAGATTTAATTTTATCTTCTAAGTCATCAATTTGATTGTATAACTGTTTAAATTCAGCAGAACCAGCAGCAGTATCTTTTAACTGTCTTTTTAATGCTTTTAAACCCGCAATAGATTCATCAACATTTGATTTTATTTCTAAATTAACTACTTTATTTTCCATTTTCTTTTTATTTTATTTATTCCTTGCTTCCAAGTAGTTGCTAATTGATATTTTCCTTTTGCTATTTCTATTATTTCACTTTGCCCATAGTGTTCGTGCAATGCTAATAAATCTAAAATGTTTTTTATCATAATATTCTTAAGTCAGTTAATAATTCAAATGATGCTTCACCTGTTGTTAAATCAGTTGTAAAAGAATTTATAATATATCTTTTGTCTCTTATTAGAACTCTATTGTTTAGCTTTAAAGAAGTTAAAACAGAAATAGGTAATACAGCACTAACTTTTACTAAACGTGCTTTATAATCAAATATATTACCTATGTACTTTGAATAATAAGTTTCATATAAACTATTTGTTATAACCTCATTTGTTAATGTGCTTTGTTGTTCAGGAAAATTTAAAGAATAAGTAAAACCACTTATAAATAATTCTTGACCGAAAGCTTTATAACTTGTATGATTTGTTCCATTTCCTGTTAATGCATTAGAAAAATAAAAATTTGTTCCTGTTAATGCTGTTAATGTTGTTGGTTTATAATCATATAAAATTATAGGTTTAGGTGTATACTTTTGTAAATCAGTTTTTAAAGCATATCCTACCTGTAATTTATCTTTTAAATTATTAAAGTTTAAATTTTCAAAAGGTAATTTAATAGAATATTCTTCGCCATCTGCTAAAGTATCATATAATAAATTACCATACTCAATACCATTATTTGAATTAAAACCTACATTAACTAATGATTCTGATTTTTCATACAGAAAGTTTATTTTCTTATATGTTTTTACTCTTGTTAAATTTGTTGTGTCTGCTTTTATATATTTTGTTAAATCAACTATCCCACCTAAATTATAATAATTTTCTAATGTATCAATTGTATAATTAACCCCATCATCTGAATAACAAGTTAAATTAAACATTTTTAAAATACCTGAAAAGAAATCCTCAATTTTAATTTCTGGCATATAGTTAGACAATTGTAATTTATAATTTGGAGTTGTTAATATTGGAGCATTTACAAAAAATGTATAACTAAAATCACCACTAACACCTTCATAAAATGATTCTACTTCAATTTCTGCATCGTATTGAAAACTTTGTTTTGTACCTATGTAAAATTCATAATAATCATTTGTAGCAAATCTATTTGTTGTATTTTCTATTCCAAAATAATTTATAACTCCTGAAACTGAAGTAAATGTTTGAGAAGTAAAATATGGAGCTCCGTTTTTATAAATATAAATAGTATAAAATTCTCCACTTACTGAAGGAGTTATTTTTAAAGTTGCATATTTAGCTGAAAATGTAGACGAATTATAAAAAGCAGGTGCTGTAAAATTATTATTTAATCTTTGATTTGTTAAATTATACTCATATCCTGTATCAGAATTTTCTCCTGTTTCATCAAATAATATTCTATTTAAATATTCTCTTTGTGAAAAAGTATCAGAATTTTTTAAATATAAATAAGCGTTTCTAAATTTTAAATCTATTAAAAAAGTGCTTGGATTTTGAGTTGTACCTCGTAAATTAACATTAAATTTACTTTCAATCATACTGAAAATTGAATTTAATCTTATTGCAGGAAATAACTCATTATATCTTATAGGAGTTGAAATTACATTTATATCATTTGTATTGACTGCACCATAATTCCAATATCTATCAGAAGAAATTAATGGGAACATTACATCTTCACTAATTGCAGTTGTAACTACTTTATCTTTTACTATATTGCCAGTATAAAAAATATCATAAACATTACTATTTAAATCCTTTAAAAATAGCCCATTAAACTTGTCTTTTAAATTACCTAAGTTACCGATAAAAGTAATTGAATAACTTTGTGGCTGTCCATTTTTTACATCACAACTTTCTAACTGAATTTTACCAATTCTAAATGGTACTGTATCAAGTTCAATATAAGCATCTGCTTTTTTTAAAGTACTGAATTGACTATCAATTGAATTTTCATACCAATGTTTAAAAATTTTATTATTATTTTTAGTAGCAGGAACTGTAAATGTTTGGCTAAAATCTGAAAATGTTTTTGAAATATCATTTATATTTGCAACCGAACTTGTTACACTTATTTTTTCATCATTAAATAATTCTACTCTTTTATATTGATTTGTGTTTGCATAAAAACCACCCAATGTTTGTAGTTCAGTAAACAAACAATTAGAACTTTCTAATGTACCACCATCTGCTAAAACTCTTGTATTAAAATTATCAATTAATACACTTGAAAAATCAACTACATTATCAGTGTAAATATATAGTCCTACGTTTATCATTATACTATGTTATTTATTAAGTCAAATGCGTATTCAAATTCTATTTCAAAGTTTATGTTTCTATCTAACAAATCAGTTTTATATGTGAAAGATTGTGTTTTAACTTTAGCAGGTTTGTTATCTAATAAAATAGTTTCACTTAATAATAAATCTTGTATCAATTCATTATAAGATTCATATACCCAACCTGTATTGCATTTAATAGTTTTGTTTCCATTTATATTAAATACTTTATTTTGCCCTCTATATACGTTATATTCAACTGCATTAGGTAGTAAATTATAATCTGTACCTTTTACACTTATTGAATTACTTTGTGCTTTAAAGAACGTTAAAAACTGCCATCCACCTTTTGAATTTATAAACGAACATTCTACAGGCGTATATTTACATTCTTCTATTCTGTTTACATTTATTCTTAATTTTGTATCTTCATTATCAAATTCTAAATAAGAAACTATTTGAGCAGTATTATTTGTATATAATGGAATTTTATAATTAAATATATTAGTAGTACCTGCAACTGCAATTGTATTAGTTTGTAATAAAGTATTTGATTTATTATAATACTTTACATTCCAATCAAAATTAGGATTTGTTTCTAATAACAAATTAAAATATGGAATGTTATTTGAAGAAAATTCATAATCAATTATAATATTACCATTTATTAATTCAAACCAATTATTTGTAATTGCAGTATTATATCCATCTACATATTGCGTGAAACCTTGTACACCTACAAAATTAACATCAGTAACTAAAGTATAAGTTGTACCTATTAATTTATATTTCTTAACTCTACAAAAACACCAAGCGTTATTATTTTCTTGCGTAGGAACTAAAACTTTTACAGGATTTATAATATCTATAAATTCATTTATGTAGTTAGATATATTCCAATCTAATCTTCTTTGTGTATTACTTGGAATTAATTTAGATAATGTATAAGTTGGTGTTGTTGGTTCTGTTTGTCCTTTGTGCCATAAGAATATTTCTATCTTACCGCCTATTTGTGCGGGCTCATCTAAACTTACAAAATATGGACTTCTACTTTTTATTATATTCATTTTATATCTTTTAAATTATAATCTACTATTGTTTCTATATCTTGCCCAAATGCTTTTAATAAATCAACATCAATATATTTTTTATATCCTGCTTCAAATGGTTTAGTAAAAAACAAACTTGGTTTAATTCCTTTATGAAATATTGAACGTGTAATTAAATAAGCAGTTGAATCATAACTTAAAAACTTACCTGACTTTTTATCACGAAATTGAAATCCCTTAAGTTTAACCCATTTATTTATTCCTTGTGTTAAACCACCTTTTCTACCTGTACCTGAACCAAACTTAAATGGACTATTCGGTGCTTTATTAGAACTTGTTTTACCTTTAACACCTAAATCTACAAATGAACCGTAATCAGCCATTTGAAACCCTACAATAGTAAATCCATTTTCAGTTACTACTTCACCTTTTAAACTATTATATAATTCTTTAGAACTATTTTTACCACCTTTAGTTAAATTGCTTCTTGACTGTTGAATAACATAATCACGAAATTTAGTTATAACTTTTTCTACTTCTAACATTTAGTCATTGAATTTTGTATTGCAATATCAAATGTATATGTAACACCAGCTATTTTATTTTCAAATCTTTCAGTAAAGAATTCTATTGATGCTGAATTATTTACAAGCTCATAATCTTCAGCTAAAGCACCTCGTCTTAATACTTCTAAGAATCTATTTGCTACAGCTAATTGTGTATTTAAAACATCTTGCTCATTATCATTACCTATAAATATATCAGTTATTAATTCTTTACTTTCGTCTACTATATCCATACTTAAAATAGATATATTATAATTTAATACAGCACCCTGATATGAAACTGAATTAACTATAACGTGACTCAAAGGAAATATAGTTTGTTTGTTTAAATCAACTTTAAATATATCACCAGTAGTAACTGTGTTTACAAAAATATCTTCTTGTAATTGATTCTTTATTGCTTGTGTTATTTCGTAGAATGTACTCATTTATTTCTTTTTATTAAATCTGATTCTATTTGATTCTTTTGCTTTTCAAAAGTTAAATATGTTAAACATTGGTTAATTGGTAATTCGGTAATTCTATCAAAGTCTGTAATGTTTCCTTTAGCAAGAGCATAGATTGAACTATACCATCCCCACCTTTTTCCGAATTGTGCTGTTGCAGAATATTCTGTATCTCCTTGTCCTTCTCCAAATAAGTCATCGTACTTTTCAATAGTTCGTTGCCTAAAGTGTAAAAAAAAACAGTAGCACCAAATACAACATCAAGTGATGCGTGTTTCATCACATCAGAATAAGTTATTGAACCATTATACTTTTCAATTTCATACGTGTTGTTTAAACCATTCTTTTTAATTGGTCTATATAATACTGCCATTGCTTTATGCATCTGCTCCCAATCGTTTATATACGTGTCTAAATCTGTATACTCACCAAAAGTCATATCATCTAAATTAGGTATAAACCCAAATTCAACACCACCCATTTTAAATCTATTAATAAACCTGTGTGATTTAACATCAAACATTTTACCAAGTGATTCAGTAATTTCTATTACTTCTTTGTATCTTATTTCTGCTACTTCTTTTAAGTCTATACCACAAAACGTTTGTACCATTTTCTGATGCAAGAATTCTTCATCTGTGTTATCTTTAGCTATCTTTAAAAACGCCTGATACTGTGATAACTTGATTTCATTTAATTCTGTTGGTATGCTAATTTCTAACTTCATATTATTGTTTTTTATTATAATAAAATAAAGTTGTAATTGTATTAAACAAAAAAAAAGACCTACATTTCTGTAAGTCTTAATTAGTAATTCCATTCCGCCTTGCTCCCTGTAATTTTGGGCGGGATTTTTTATTTATCAGGGTTTTGAATTACACTTTAATTAACCAATAATTAATTTTCTGATTCGTATGCTTTTTTACATTCTTTATTGCAGTAAGTCTTTTCAGATTCTTCACCACAAAACCTACATTCGTTTTCTAATTCTTCTACTTGATATTCTTGCATAATGTTTTTGTTTTTAATTATAAGCAAATATAACTATTATGTTTTAAATATATTACAATTAACTTTTATTTAACATTTACTAATGTGCTTTATATTGCACAATAACTATACTTAATGTATATTATATTATATATTAACTACAATAATGCTATTTAATGCACTATATGTTATACAATAAGATATGCAGAAGCTATTAAATACATTTGCTGCATCTTTTTAATTTCACCTATGTTTCTTGGTAAGCTAATCATTACTTCTACATTCTTAACGTGATGTATGTAACATTGTATTGCTGCAATCATTTGTCCGTAGGTCATAACTAATATATAAAATAATTACCTTTGTTTGGGTTCTCTAATTGGCTCATTATAGCATACCTCATAGCATCTATTGCGTGGTTATAAGAATCAATTGGCTTATTCATTTTAACACCTGTTTTATCTGTTAGCCATATATAGTTTCTTAACTCGTTAATTAAGTTCTTACTACGTGATGTAACATATATCTTATTTTGATTCATTAAATTAATACCATATACAATTGAATCTTTACCTTTTGATACTGGCAATATATTATGTCCGTATGTATTTAGTTCTGCTATTGATTTTGGTTCAGCACTATCAGCATATACTATATCGTTTACTTCATTTGCTTTTAATAGATTAGATATATCGTTGTTTAATAAACCTTTCTTGTATATCAATTCATCAAATATATAAGCATCATTATATTTATACATTGCTACTAAACTTGTAGGGTCATTTGAGTAACCAAAATCCATTCCATAACATAATATTCTTGCATCTGTTGGCATATCTATTTCATTCCAATCAGTTATACAAACACCTTCTAAACTACCTGTTTGTCCAAGTCCATATACTTGCCACCAATTTGCCCAATATGTAGAAGTTAATGCTTTTACTTTAGCTGATTCTATTTCTTTTATTATTGTATCGCTTAATGCTTCGTTATCTAAATAGGTCAATGTAATAAAGTCTACATTATCTTGTGTTAATATTTCTTTATCTACCCAAAATGAAGATGCTGGATTATAATCTAACCATATATCACCACTTGTTCTAATTGCCATTTGATAATAACTATCAAAGTCTATATTGTTACACTCGTTTACATACAATATGTTTCTTCTTGCACCTCTTAATTTGTCAGGTTGGTCTACACTAAAGAATTCAATATAACTTCCATTTGCAAATGTGTACTTTAAAGTACTTTTATTAAAGTTTGCATCAGTATATCTACCTAATGCCATTATAATCTTTAAGAAGTCTTTTAATGCACCTCTACGTAAGTGTGGTATTGATTCTGATACTACACTTATTTCAAGCATAGGTTCTTTTATTGCTTTGTCAATTAACAAAGGTAGAATACCAAAAGTTTTACCAGCTGATGTTCCACCTCTTATAACTTTAATACGTTGCTTTAAACGTAATAACTTTCTTATTGCAGTAGTAACTATAAATTCCATATAATAATGCTTTAAATGTCATCAAACATATCTACATTAAAGATAGGCTGTTCATTCGTTACAGTTATGTCTTTCGTTTCTCTTGGCTTACCTGCATAATAGTTATAAAACAATTGAACAAATTTAAAGTCACCTCTTTCAAGTCCTTGTTCTAATGCTATAAATGCTGACGGTTCTAATGCACCAAGTTTTTCAATTAGTTTAACTTCTTCTGCTTTAGACTTTCTACCTGCAGTTGTATGTCCACCATTGAATTTTCTTTTATCTTCCATAATTAAAAAATATTATTATTAAAATTATAATAAATAAAACTTATAGTTGTTTAAATAAGTTCATCAATAGCTATATTATGATGTTCTAATAGTTCACATATCTTTTCAAATACTATATCTATTCCATCTGCTTCAAATTGTGATGTAATAGAATCGTTTAGTTGATTGATTAATCCTTTCTTAGTATTATATACCAATTCAAAAATAAAGTTCGCCATATCTAATGCTTTGACTGTTGCTAAATATTCTGTGTTATCTTCAGGTAGATTAAATTCTAATGTTGCTTTCATTTTGTTTTTGGTTTACAGTTATTACAATATAATTCTTTTGTTAGTCCTGTAGATATTATTACACTACAGCTATTACATAATGTTGCACCTATTCCACCGTTAAATTTATGAATCGGTTTTATCTTCTGTTTCATCTTTAGTTTTTATTTCCCAATAGTAATCACATTCTAAATTATTATTTGGTGGTTTACAGAAATACGATTGTCTATATTGACTTGGTTCTGCTTTATATCTGTAACACGTTGAACTTAGTTCGCAATTGTTACCACTACACATTGTTATATCCATCTTATTTGTTTTTATATAGTTTAGTTAATTCTTTTGCTACTTCTTTCCAGTGTTCTGTTTGTTGCATACTACCTGATACTAATGCTCTATTGTATTCTATTGAATATTTGTCATATAGTATTTCTGCTCTTTCTTTTGCTGATATGTAACCTTCTTTAAGTTTCATATAGTTTTCTGCTTGTTGTTTTGTTGTCATAATATTGCTCCTAAAATTATTACTGTTACTATTAGTATTACTACAGAACATATCCAAGATACTACTTCTACTATTATTTTTTCGTGTTTCATAGTCTTATGTTTTTATTCATTCTATAAAATGCTTGTAGTCTATCGTTTATTATATCGTACTGCATTGTTTCTTTTGTTTCTTTTAAAAGATTGTTTAAATTTTCTATTATTTCAAAGTCATATTTCTTTACGCTTCTTTCTTTTCTTAATTCTATTTCTGCTTTGTCTTTATCAAATGTTAATTGATATATTCTATGTTTTAATTGGTCTACTTCATTAAGCAATTCTATTTCTGTTTCATCTACTTTTATAAAGTGACTCATTATTATTTGCTTTAGCTTTTTTAAATCAGAATTATCTTTAGAATATACTTCATACATTCTTAGTGAATGAATTATAGAAGCGTGATTTAAATCTAATGTATCGCCAATTGATTGCAACGTTTTATTTGGTTTTAATTCTTTTAAGATATTACAATATAAACTTCTTATTTCTACTGTGTTTTTCTTTCTTGTTCTTATGTTTATATCTGTATCTGTTTCTTGAAATATTATTTCTTTTAATCTTTCTGTTATGTCCATTTTGTTTTTATTTAAAATTCAAATCTTAGTTTTTCTTTTGTTGATTCGTGTGTTTCTTGTTGAAAGAATAATCTTAATTGATTATCATTTGTTGTTTTATATATTCCTTTGATAAAGTCAGTTTTGTTTTTTTTATCTTTAACATCGTTTATGTTTTTAATTTCATAAATCATTGTTATTCCATTTACTGTTTCACAAGTTTCTGTATTTACATTTGAACGAATTACAAAGCATTGTATTTTTGTTTTATCATTTAAAGTTACTCCTACATAGTTTGATAATTGCATAAGCGTATTTAATGAAGTTGTATCTTCATTCTTCTTATGGTCTATCATAAATGTATTAAAATAATATTTACTTAATACGCAATCAATATCCATTATTGAACGGCTTGTGTCAGTTAATTCACTTATAAGATAATTAAATTCATTATTGTGATATTTACTATTATATTTATTTCTTGTTTTCATTTTTATTCGTATGCTCCAGTTATGTTATTTCTTTTTTCATTTGATTTTTTTACTTCAGTAAATTCATTTGATAAATTTTCAAATCCTAAACTTTGTATTATATCAATTTTTAAAACTTTCAATGGCTCTTTAATACCTAATCTTGAATTTTTAAAGAAACCATCTTCATCTTTATAAACTATATTTTTTAAATGAATTTTATCTTTGCCATTTTGTAATGTTAAATTACAATATATAATTTCTTTACGTTCCATTTAAAATAATGTTTGTTGGTTTAAATAAGGTTGTAATCTTTTATTACAAATATTATAATATTCATTTGATATTTCTGAACCAATCCAATTTTTATTTTCTTCTATTGCAGCAACTGCAGTTGTTCCTGTACCCATATATGGGTCATACCAAATATCGTTTTTATTACCAAAATTAATCATAAAATATCTTGGTATATCTAAAGGCATAATAGCTTTATGTTCTTTTGCAAATGGATTACTATGAGAATTTAATATTTTAAATATATTACTTTGTGTACCTCTTTTAAAATTAGCATCTGAAAAATATCTTTTATTTGGTTCATCATTAGAAAATATAATTATATATTCAAAAGCAGAATTAAAAACTTTTTCACTAATTGCCGGTTGACCTACTTTTTGCCATATTATAACTTCTTTAATATTATTAGCAAAATAACCTATTAATTTATGTAAAGCAATTTTATTACCTGAAACCATTTGAATATTATAAAATATATGTTTTTTAGTAATTCTTAATAATTCAGTAATTAATTCTTTTTGTTGTTCAAAATAATTATCTTGAGTTAAATCATCTTTAAAATCTTTATATTTTGCTATTCTTTCAGTATTTACATTATAAGGTGGACTTGTTAATACATAATCTATAAATCCATTAGGTATTTTAGACATTGTTTCTAAATTGCTTTCACAATATACTTTATTTACTTCCATTTTTATTTTTTTTTAATTAGTTTTAAGTTTTAATAAGTTCCAACATTCAATATATCTTTGCCTTGCTTTTCCTTTATGTATTTCTTTAAAGAGTTGGTATATCTTTTTAGTATATTGATATTTACTTTTACATTCTACTAAATACTTTTCTGCATACTTTTTACCATAACCTTTACAATAGTTTACATTATCAGCAGTATCACCTATTATCATTTGTTCATAGAAGTTATACATTGCTTCTTCTTCAGATATATCATAAACAACTTTATGTTTAATATGATAGTTATACATCAAACAAGGGAATTGTTTATAGTCTTTATCTATTGAAACTATTATAACATTATCACGTCCTATTTCATTTGAAAGTGTATACCAATATTTAGCTACAACATCATCTGTTTCACAACCATATCCCCAAATAGAATCATATTGTTCTTTTACATATTCGTGCATCTGATTTAACAATGGTGGCAAATTATTATAATCACGATTTGCTTTATACTTCGGTGTAATGTATTTCCTAAAATTACCTTTAGAACCTGAAAATGTTTTTACTTCATTGATTTCGTAAATATCTTCTAAGTGATTTATTATACTCATAAACACTTCATCAAACTTTGCTATTGAATCTTCTAAGTTATGGTGGAATCCATCGTCTTCTATTGTTTCACGTTTCTTGTAGCAGCTTGAAAATATCAAACTATCTGCATCAAATAACACTATCATTAGTTTACGTTTTGATTGTTAATTATTAACTTTAAAATATGATTGTAAACATTCAATTCACGTTCTGTACTATTAATCATAATAGTTAAATGTTCATCACTTAAAAGACTTTGCCCATTTATTAATTCATTTATTAATTTATGTAATTCTCTATCTAATCCCATTACTTTAGATTGTATTTTTATTAATGCTTGTTCATTCATAGTTTCTCGATTTCTTGTTTAACTTCTTGCCAATAATTTACACTATAATTTGTTCCAACTGAATCTAATATCTCATCAACTGCTATTAATGCACATTGTTTTGAAGTATCAAAGCACATCGGATATTTTCGTAATTGGTCTTTTGAATTATACATTTTGTCGAATAACTCTTTTGCTTTTTCTCTTGGTATCATTATCTTATTCTTATATTGTTTAAGTTTTCCATTGTTTCATCGTAATTAAGAACCTGTTTAACTACTTCATCATAAGCATCTGATTCGTTCCATTCTACTATTAATGCTTCTGCTACTTCAGTTAGTCTATTTCTAATATAAACGTTTTCTGATAAGTTAGATAATTCAATGCAGTTACTTAATGTTTCAATAATTTCTTGCTTTGTCATAATGTTTGTTTTAAATTGTTATTGTTTTTAATTGTTATACAAATATAAACAAGTTATTTACATTAAAAAACTTTTTATTAAAAATTAACATAATATTAACAAAATAAAAAAAGCTACCTTTTATTAGATAGCTTTTGAATTATTATTTTTCTGTATACTTCATTTACAGATTCTTTATTATTACCACGTTTCCAAAGGAAATCCATTATCCTATTTATTCTTTGTAGTGGTGATTGTTTACTCTTTGTCATTTTGTTTCTTTGTATTTTGTATTATTCTTTCTAAATATAGTAATCCATCTTGTAGTTCTTCTCTGAAGTGAATCATCCATTCTAACGTACTTAAATCTGTTCTATCTAATGTTGTATTGTATTTCTTTATTCCTACCTTAGAACGTTGTTTAAATTGTTCTATAACTGATTCTACTATTGTATCTTTCATTTGTTTGCTTGTTTTATTAAGTAATACCATAACCATATTAATTTAGGTCTTATAAATTCATATACTAACAATATTAATATAAATTTCATTTGTTAAATCTTTTTGAATGTTGTGTGTAAAGTTCCATTGTTTTTTTTAATGCATCGTATTCTGTTAATTCTAAATCTTGTACATTATCTTTTAAAGTGTGTACTTGTAATCTATTTGATATTTGAAACTTAACTACTTTATATTTCTTTGAATTTAATATTGGTTGTATAACATAAGCTAAATCATTCTTATGACAAATATAACTACATTGCAATTCTGCATCTGTTGGAATATATTTTTCTATTTGTTTCTTAGCCATTAGAATAGTTCTTTAGTTACTATATGATTTTTTATTCTATTTTCTGCAATACTAAAATATTTATCATCCATTTCAATACCTATAAACTTTCTGTTTAAATTCTTACAAGCTACTCCTGTAGTTCCTGAACCCATTGTAAAATCTAATACAGTTTCATTTTCGTTGGTGTAGGTTTTAATAAGATATTTTATTAATTCAACTGGCTTTTGTGTTGGGTGCAATCCTCTATCTGTTCTGCAAGAATAATGTAATTGACTATCTGGAAATTTTACATCATAACTTTTATGTTCTTTTTCAAATGCAATAGATTTTTCAGTTATAGCTATTGGAATTGTTTTACTTTGTTTGTTGCCTCCTTTTTTTATAGGAACATCACGTTTAATCATTTGAGGACTATAGATAGGCATTTTGCCAATTATAGAAAATACACTTATGTTTTCGTGTGTTTTTATAGGTTGTCTTTTAGCTTGAACAAAATTACCACCAAACTTTTTATCATATATCCAGTCGTAGCAATAACCCTTAATATTACTCATTCTTAAAGCACTACTAAACGGCTCACTTCCAAATAAAACAATTGCACCGTTTGGCTTTATAATTCTATTAAGCTGCTGCCACATTAAATCAAAAGGTATAACTGAATCCCATTTACAAGCTGTAGTTCCGTATGGTGGGTCTGTAATTATAGCATCAATACTTTTATCAGGAATTGACTTCATTATTTCTAAACAATCACCTTTAAATAACTGTATCATTAGTCAAGTTTTAAAAACTCTGTTTCACCGTATTCTTTGAACCATTCTTTGTTTTCTTTATACTTATCAATTACTGCATTAATAAATACTAACTCATCTATTGAACTTGTTTGTAGTTTCTTAACTATTGATTCAATGCTATTTAAAATGTTTGTAGTTGTTTCGGGGTCTGTATTGTAAATTATACTATATTCTTTTCTTACTGTTTCTTCTAAGTCTTTATTTAAACTATTTATTTTATGTTTAATTTGTTGCTTGTACTGTTGTGTAAAAAATAATGATTCATTTGATTCAAGTAATAATTGACTTAGTATTACTGATTTTAAATACTCTTGCTGTATTACGTTTATTTCCATTGTTTTGCTTTTGTTATTTCTAAATATGCTACTTCTTTTTCTACTTTATTGGTATTATAAAAATGTGTTGTTGCTGGGTTCTTAAAGTTAGTTTCCCATTCAGGAATTATTATGTTTAAATTAAAACTAAATATTCCTTTAGGTGTTGAATTAAAATACATTGGTGTATCTAAATGCTTTTCACATTCTTGCTTCATTGCATCGTACTTTTTCTTTTCAAGTAATAAAGTACCATAATGTGCTTTTCTGCACTTTAATTCTAATCTATGCCCTGTGACGGGACTGTAACAATCCCATCTTGACATTTGATTTTTAGCTTTAACTAAATCAGGATATACATTTTCTTTTAACCAATTAAATAAATCAACTTCTTTCCAGTTAGTCATTAATTAAATAGTTTTATTAATTCATTAATATCTGATGTAAATTCTATTTCAAAATGCGTTGTTTCAGTATCTGATTTAGATAGATAAAAAATATTACCATAAGGTCTAATTAAGATTCCTGTTATCATTCTTGGTACTTGTTCGTTATCAGTTTTTAAAAAAACTATATTTCCTATATTATACTTTGTATTCATCATATACTTTTCTTAGTTCATCTATTTTACCTTTCCAACAAGAACCACAAGATGATAATTGTAAACGATAATTAAACACGTTAAAATAAATATCTGATACTATTAATTGTTCACTCGGTGTTAATGTATTTTTTAAAGGGTCTAAAAAAGTTGTAAGTAAATTATAATCTACTTCTGTTAAGCAGTTAATGTTTGAATTGTAAGGAAATAACTTATTTAACGTTTCTTTACGTTTATCACAATTACAATCTACTCCTGTAACTTTTGTAAACATTTCTACCGCTGCTTTTATTCCTGTAGCAGTTGTTAATTTTTCAATAGTATCTCCAAGACCTACTGATTCTTTTTTTGATTTTGCCATTTTATTAAATTTTAAATTAGTATTAATTGTTTGTTATCTATTATTTTGTTTCCTTTAATCATATTATCAATTGCCCATAAAGGCTGAAAATTAGTGTAATGATTTAACTTTATTAATTCTTGCTCATCTTTTGAAAGTGATACTGGATATATGTGGTCTAAATGCCATTCACCTAAATTATTCCAATTCATTCCTTTTGTAAATTGTCTTTCTAAATGTTCTTTAAATTCATCAAATGTACAACCTAATATTTCAAATGTTTTTGAATTCTTAGTGAATCCATTTCTTCTAAATGATTGTTTAATTCTTGTTCTTATACTATTAGTTAATTTAAATAAAGAATCGTTTTTAGATTTAATAGTTCTCCAATTATTACGATAAATTTCTATTCTTTCTTTATTCTCTTTATAATGTTCTTTTTTATAAACTGCTATTTTATCTTTATTATTTAAAGCATAAGTTTTATGATAT